CCCATATATGGGCCGCTATCTCCATAATCAGGGGATGCGGCCCTACCTGTTACAAGAGAGACAAGATTCAAGGAAGGCTGTTTGACGTATGAGTAGTAAGGACAAAGTCAGGAGACAGCTAAGGCAGCTTATAGCGGAGGCCATAAACTGTCTGGAGAAGAGGGATATTCATGGCGCGGATTGACGTACCCGGTGGCGATATGTGGATTCTTTACGAATCAAGTCTAATCGGGTATAATTTCTAAGTAATGAGTACTAAGGGGAGGAAGACAGCTTTCTCCAAACCGTCTAAAGGCACCGTAAAGGGCACCGTATCAAAGAAGCACAAAAGGAATACGGCTGGTCTTAGGCCTCCGTGGCGACCCGGTCAGAGTGGAAACCCTAATGGCATGAAAAGGGGCGCCAAGGATGCACAAAACGAACTGCATAGGTGCTTCAACGATCTGCTGGCAGAGGAAGACCCGAAAACAAAGCAGACAAATATAGAGAGAGTCTTTCGAAAGCTTCTTAAATACCTTGATTCACCGAAAACAGGCGTCGTGGCCGCGCGGGCTCTTATGGCGTGGGGAGTTGGAAACCCGAATCAGCAGATCAAGGTCATGCAAGACGTTGACCTGAATATTAGGTTCGCGGATTCAGTTCAAGAAGTACCAATTTCGGGCCGTGAGAACGTAGAAATACACCATGAGTGAGTTGACTATTTTCGAGCATCAAGCTCAATTCGCTGTGGCGCCGTGGCACAAGGATGTCAAAGACATAAACGACTTCTTTATGATAGCCGGTTACGGAGCGGGGAAAACGTTTGCCGACTCCTTGCTTGTCCTAAATCTTGTTGGTCGTTATAGCAAGTTTGACGTGAACATTGGCCTTGGAGCAACAAGCAACGTCTTCTTAAAGAAGACCCTCATAGGAGAGCTTCTCCACCTATTTGATGCGCACCATGTCCCATTCAATCACGACGGGCAGGCCAATATCATCACGGTGAATAGGATGCGCATTTTCGGCGTGAATCTTGAGGATCGTTTCTATGGTTTCAACTTCTCTGCTTTCATCAGCGACGAGCTTGATGAGTTGAACCATGATAAAGCTATGGATGCGAACCTATCAATCAAGGAAAGGACGCGCACCAAGTTCCCCGATGGTAGGCTACCCTTCCGTGCGTACAGTAGCACAAGCCAAGGGTACAAATCACTATACCGAATAACCGAGGAGATGAAGGATAAGAAACGTCCATTCATGCTTCTGCGTGCCGAGACGCGCATGAATCTGCTTCTTCCAAAAGAGTACATCGAAGATTTGAAGGCGTCCTACACTGCCGAACAACAACTGGCGTGGCTTGAAGGTAGATTTGTCAACTTAACAACTGGCAGGGTTTACCCTCAGTACGATGACAGCAAGCATAGATTAAAAGTGCCCGCATTCGAGATTTCGCCACATGACCTGGTGCGCGTTGGTCAGGATTTCAATCCTGGATTTTCCAGAGGTGTAGCGACCGTCTTGAGGGATGGTGTTATTCACTGCGTGCGCAGCTTTGAGTTTGGAGATATAAGCAGTGCTCCTAAACAGATAAGAGCAGCATTCCCTGGGAACGTGATCGAGTGGTATCCAGATGCAAGTAGCTGGCAGGTGGTTTTGGGCTACATGGCTGAGGTGAAAGCATATGATATAATTTGCAGAGTAGGGGAGATTAATCCAACCGTTATTGATAGAATCTACTTTGTGAATAGTCTTTTCAAACAGGGCAAACTTGTACTATGGCCTGACTGCAATAGGCTTTCGATGGCGTTGAAGACTCGTTCTTTCACAGACAAAGGCGACCCGGAGAAAGGGAAAGGCCCAACGGACGTTTCGCACGATTGCGACGCATTGGAATACGTAATATGGAGAATCGTAGGGAGGGAGAAGGTTTTTCAGACCTTACTTTCCACGGTTCGAGAAAGTCGTAGAACGCCTATAACGGATAGGCAGATGTAGGAAGGAGAGAACAGATGAGCGACGATCTGGCAAAGCAACAGGCGGAAGCGCTGGCGAAGATCGGGCGGATTGAGCTTCTCCCGCACCAGACACGGATGCTCATGGCACCGTACTGGTACCCCAAGCGCGACTTTTTTTTCGACATCGCAGGATACAACTCCGGGAAGAGTTTCACGGGCGTCATGGATGCATTCGATCTGGCGGAACGGAACCAAGGTCACTACCTCAATATCGGTGTAGGCGGGCCGACGCTGATACGGCTACGGCAGACGCTTGTGCGTGACCTCGTGAACCATCTGGAAATGTTCGGCGTAGAGTACGAGCAGAACAGAAGCGATAACACTCTAAAAATCGGTACGGTGCAATTCACCATGCTTGGGCTGGATAATCCAGGGACCGTCTACGCGCACAACTTCCACGCATTCCTCTGCGATGAGCTTGACGAGATGGAGCAGACCAAGTGCATGGAAGCGTTTATGGCAATACAGGAGCGCACGCGCGTCCCGTTCCCCGACGGCCACCGGGCCTTCTCCAAGTTCTACACGACGGCGCAGGGGTACAAGGGGACGTACCAGATCGTTGAGGCGATCAAGGAGCGCGGTGACCCGTACTACCTGATTCACTCTCGCAGTCGGGATAACCGATTCATCGACAAGAACTGGCTAAAGAAGATGGAAAGCATCTATACGGAGATGGAGCGCCGCGTATACCTTGACGGGGAGTTTGCTAACCTCACCACTGGCCGCGTGTATTACGGTTACGATGAGGACAAGAACAGGCTCAAGGAAGTACCGTTCGCCATCCAGCCGAATGACCTGATCCGCGTGGGGCAGGATTTTAACTTCGGCTACTCGTGCGGTACGGCCACGGTGAAGCGGGACGGGAAGATATACGTGGTGAAGCTCTGGTCGTTCTCGGAGATCGGCCACGCGGCGAAGATGATCCGCACTGACTTCCCGAACAACGTTATCGAGTGGTACCCCGATGCCAGCGCGCCTGACATCGTAACGGGAATCGCCAAGGAGTTCCGCCAGTACGACATTCAGATTCGCATGGGGACGATCAACCCGAGCGTTGTTGACCGCATCTTCTTTCTCAATTACCTCTTCGAGCACAATCTGCTGTACTTGCTTCCGAACTGCGGGCCGCTGTCGATGGCGCTGAAGCTTAGGCAGTTCAACGACAAGGGCGATCCAGAGAAGGGCAAGGGGCCTGACGCACCAGACCACCGATGTGATAGCCTTGAATACGTGATATGGCGTATAGTATCGCGTGAGCCGGAGTACCAGGACTTATGGAACGCGAGCAGGATTGGGCGCAAGAACATCACGGACAGGCAGATATGAGAAAGATAACCGCGCAGGATATTGCCATCGTCTACATCGCAATCAACCAGCTGCAGAAGTACAGGTACATCATGCGCATCCGCCACGCCTCGTGGAATAAGGCTGTCAAGCTACTTTCAGGATTGTTCGGTCGTGATATGATTCCAAGTGAGGGCGAGATTGAGGGCATGAGAATCGCTATGGGCGTCAGGCCCGAATAGGAAGGAGAGAAAGGTATGAGTGATCAGGAGCAGGTGCTGAGGGACACGCAAGAGAATGTTGACGCGCTGGCAAAGATGGGGTTGGTGCCGCCTGAGAAAAAGCCCGTTGTCAACACCGCGCGCAAGGCGAACATCTTCAAGCGGGTGTGGGCCGAGATCAGGACTCGCCCGCCGGCGCTGCTTGACGCAGGGGGAATGGAGGCGCGGCTCTCGGGACTGCGGTTTGGGCTCAAGTGCCTTCTGGTGCAGGGTGGGTACAAGATACGGAAGGACATCGACCTGCGGGACGACGAGATTCGCACCCGCTCGGATGCCACTGTAACACTGATCCACAATGTGTTTATCATGTTACAGGCTGCAGAGGACGTGATTGTTCGGCACGGGCTGACCCCGGAGTATCAGTCTGTGTGCAACGACCTGCAGAACGCGCTCAGGAATTTCGTTCCGCAGCCGACCGGCGTGGAGCTGGAAAAGCTCAGGTCGGCGCTGGCGATGATGGCGAAAGGGGCAGATGATGGCAAGGCAGACGTTCAAGACGCTGGCGGAAACGGTTCAAGTGCCGTGGTTGAAGAAAGTATTCACGGTTATCAACAGGAGTCTGCCGAAGGGCGGTGATTTCGTAGCCGACGCGGACTGCTCACCTTCCAGCCACAGCCTTGAAGACATCACCGAAATCCAGACCATCATGTACGATCACGTCAAGGGTGCGCGGGTAAAGGATGGGCAGAGCTTCCAGACCATCGACGAGTTCAAGGCGAAGGTGCGGGACGGCTTCTGGAATCCGATGAGCGGAGTCGGAAGTAGCGACGACCCCGGCATGTACAACTTCGCCTACATACCGGTGTCGATGTCTCCGCAGGAAGCGACGTCGTACTACGCAAGCGGCGGCATCCCTGCGGTGGTCACAGACAAGAAGGCCAAAGGGTGCCTGCTCAACGGGTACACCTTCGAGGGCACGGGGTGGACGCCGGGCGAGATCGACCAGCTGCTGGATTATGCTGAGAAGGTCGGGTTCGGGCCGGCGGTTGCTGACAGCCTGCGCGATGGGCTAATATACGGCGGGGCGGTGTGTTACCCAAACTTCAAGCAGGACAACGTCGGGTCGCTGGCCGAGAAGAGCATCGACGCCCTCATCAAAGGCAAGATTATCACCAAAGACTGCATCAACTACTTCGTCACAACCGACCGATGGAATTGCGTTCTGGTGCCGCAGTGGAATGTTACCGCCCGCGATTATCTCACGCCGGGCAGCTACTACATCCCGATTGGGGGCGTGGAGGTCGCAACGAGCCGCAGCGCTATCGTGCGCCCGAAGATGTTGCCCTACTGGGGTATGCTCCCTCAGATCGGGTGGGGCGTCAGTGACTTCGAGGGGTACATCTCGAGCGTGCTGGCCTACCAGATCGTCGTGATGTCTATTCCAATCATGGCGCAGCAGATGAGCCTTCTATTTCATTTCATTCCTCTGGACGGCGCCATCGCGCAGAACGGCATCAGCGGGATCGAAGACCTGCTCGAAAATAACGATCAGGTAATGCGCTCGTGGTCGATCATGCACCCGGCAACGGTAAACAGCTTCGGAGAGGTGAAGGCCATCGAGCGGCACTACGAGGGTTTCCCTGAGTTGATCCAAGTGCTGCAGACGGACATTGGCGCTCGCGCGGAGATACCGCAGAGCGTCATTTTCCCGAGCCAGCCCACGGGACTTGCCGACAGCCGTGGTGAGGACGTGCTGCTCAAGCAGGCAGAGAGCATCCAGAAGATCAGCATAGCGGTTGGCCCTCAGTTCAAGCGCGTGGTGAAGATACTGGCGCTGTCCTGCTTTGGCCCCGAGTACTTCGGCGCGAACATGACCAAGCTGGAAACGCTCTCACTCTCGTTCAACCCTCCGAGCGTGCAGAGCAACGCGGAAAAGGCAGAGAGCGGCGGGAAGTTCGCTGACTTCGTGTCGAAGCTCTCGCAGAACTACCCTCCCGACATGGTGCTTGAGCTGGCGAAGCAGTTCTTCCCCGACGTAGAGATCACGCCGGAAATGATGGCACGCATCGCGTCGATTCCGGAGAATGCCGTGGCCCCTGAGTACGAGCAGGCGCTGACGCAGGGCGGTCTGGTGGAGAAGCTGCTCAGCGCCGCGCCCACGCCGAGCCTTGACGCCGTACTCAAGCAGGGCGACATCGCAGGGAAGCTGGCCGAGTTCATCGGGGAGCGAAAGAACTAAAAAGCTGGCGAGCTTTGTACGCGGAGGAAAAGATGCATTACAGGAACGGACGAGAGGCCAAGAACGGGGACAAGGTTGTCCAGCTCAGCGGCGGGAAGGTCGTATCTTTCGGAGTGCTGTTCGATGCCACGCCGGGAAACGATTACTGCAACGGGAGTCTTGCCCCTGTTCAGCAGATACCCACCGGGGCGTGCATGTGTGACTGCCTGCATGTCGACGATCTCGCGGCCATTCTGGCAGAGAAAGGCCTCGACAAGCGTCCGATGGCATGAAAGGTCGTGAGCTTCTCCGCAGTAAAAAAATACCTCAGCCCTCCATCATCCGAGAAGATCGCATGGCGCGAACGCTTGCCGCTGAGTATGAGGCACTGTTCAAGAAGCTCCGTATCAAGGCGACCATCAGCCCCTACGCTGTCCTGCACCAGCTTCAAGACCTTATGGGTGAGCGCGGTGTTGACGTGGAGCGGTTGCGCACGAGGCTGAATGCTCAGTTCGTGGGGGAGACGCGGCGCGCGCTTACGGACCTGTTGGAGAACGGCCCCGAGGAGCTTCGGTTTGCACTGCAGGGCAGGAGCTTTGCGATCCCGGCCCGCGAGGCGTTCGGGCAGCGGTTGTCGATGATAAGGGAGCTGTACCTCGACGATGCCGTGGCGCGGATAGAAGGCGAGGAGGACCTGCTCAAGCGGTCATTCCTCAAGAAGCTGACCACGTGGGCAGAGAAAGGTGGAGAGCTTGACGTTCAAGGACTTGTTGAACGGATGCGGACCACAGCCAACGGCAGGGCACGGTTTTTCGCACGGGATCAGTTTTCCCGTTTCAATCGGTCTGTCATGGTGGCCAGCTACGAACAGGCAGAGGCGCCATACATCGAGTGGATCACCTCCAACGACGTTCGAGTACGGGAATCACATCGTGAGCGCAATCATCGCATCTACACGCCAGACCAGCTGAAAGCCGACCCTGAGTGGAAGGCGTACAACTGCCGCTGCGGGTTCGCCCCGTTGTGGACGTTGACAAAGTCGCAGGAGAACAGGAGGGTAGCATGACCATCAAATCGTACGCGCAGTTCGCCATGACGTTTGGGTCGGTGACGCTGCCGAAAGGTGACGAGTTCGCCACAGCAGAGGAGATTGAGGACGGCCACAAGAGCACCATCGACCTGACCGACGACGAGTTCGCGCAGGTGCAGGCCGACGAGGAGTTCTGCGACATGGTCCGGGACGGCAAGTACGTAGTCGAATGACTGCACTACCTGCCATCGTGGTGACGGCCTCTGCGCCGAAAATGACGTTCACGGCATTAGCCCCCGCCGTGGTGTTCACCCCGAAAGGAGCGTGACGTGTACAACTTCGCACAGCCGCTGGCGTTCTTCGCCCTCGAGGAGTCCACAGCGATCTTCTCGGCCGCCCTATTTGATGAGACGGGATCGGCGGTGATCGGCAGCGCGTTTGCGTGGACGCTGTCTGACGACAACGGTAACGTGATCAACGGCAGGCAGAACGTGCCTATCGCGGGGTCGGGGTCTGCCGTGGTCGTCATTCTCACGGGGCTGGACACGAAGCGTCAGACCTTGCAGCCGAATAGCCAGCAGGTGGACGATCTCGTACGGTGCCTCAAGATCACGGGGTCGTACAACTCCGCGAAGTACGGGAATGGCGTGCCAATCGTGGGTATCTACTACTTCGGAATCACGCCGCTGCCGGTGCAGTGATGGCAGATCCGGCGTTCGTCAAGTTCATCGCCTCGAAGCTCGCTCAGGGGTACAACGCAATCCAAGCGCTGCGGATGTACGCGATGGACGCCGCTGCAGGCGAGAGCTTGAACAAGCAGTACGTCGGCACCGTGGACTTCTTCGGCGAGCCAGTGAAAGTGTTCACTGTCAACGGGCAGTTCACGCGCAGCCCGACGGGCGCTGACATCATCGAGTTTACGATGGGCGGCAACTACTACGGCGGTACGAAGCAGGGCACCTACCACGCCATCTGCGAGGAGGACGAGATCGTTCTCCACGAGCTGATGCCCCCTGTCGACATGATCGCCACCGCAGTCCATGAGCTGGTAGAGCGGTACGTGATGAAAAACCTCGGCCTGTCCTACGACGACGCGCACACTGAGTACGCCGAGCCCACTGAAAGAGTGATCCGGGAATACTTGGAGGCGTAGACGTGGAGAAGAAGAAGAAGGTGTTGGCGGTTCGTGTCTCAGACAGCATGATGGCCGGAATCCGTGACGCTGCCAAGAAAGAGGATAAGGCCGAATCCGACATCGTACGCGAAGCGATCGCGAAGAAGCTGAAAAAGTAAACATTTGTGATACACGATTCGCCGTCGCTCGGCGGCGGAACGTAGTAGTCTTTCCCTCGTGGCGGACAAGCTCGTCAAGCATGGCCGATTCGCTCACTCGGGCATCTACAAGTATGCTGCCTCGGAGATTCCGCGCCTCGGGCTGAACTGGCCGCCCCCCGCAGAGATCGGCGACAAATCCTTTTACGACGTGTACCGACCTGGCCTCGTGCTGGTGAGTGCCGTGAAAGACGGGCTCTTTACCCGCATGACGCTCACGCGCCAGCACCCCGACGACTGGGTCGGCCCCGAGAACTGGAAAGAGAATGCCGTCGGGTTTACGGGTGACACCGCCGAGGTCGAATACCTGAAAGATGACGGCGAGATCAGTGTCAACGGCAGCATGACGCTTTCCGATTCTGTGGCGCTCGAGGCGTATGACAAGGGCGTCGTTGATCTCTCCCCCGGGTACAGCGCGACCTTTGAATGGAAGAAGGGCGTACACAAGGGGAAGCCGTACGATGCCGTCATGACGCAGGTCACGGAGACGAACCACCTTGCGATGGTGAACCGTGGGCGCGGAGGGGCGCTGTCTGTGATCACCGATCACGCGTCGGCACTTTCGCAGAAGGCGCGGGAGATCGCGTCGGGGCTGTGGTGGGCGGTGCGGCGCAGGAGCATCGTGCGCGACGAGAGCTACGGGAGTGACCCGGCCTCGGATGCCACGGGATTCCGCTCGGCGCTCGACCTGTGCGTCCGATCCCGTGCGAGCATGAATGATGAAGAAATCGGGGACCGCATCGAGCAGTTGAAGACCCTGTTGAACGACCTGCCCTACGGTGATGAGAAGTCGCTACTCATGCGGTACATGGACGACTTGAAGCTCATGAAGCTGATGCCAGAGCAGCCCGTTCGTGACGCGGTGGAGCTGGCGTGTTCCTTGTTTGACAAACTTGACAAGACCGCGATGGGAGAGGCGAGGCTTGCCCTCGGCGATTCTGCGGCAGAGGAGGGACAGGTGAAGTTCAGTCTTGAAGACCTGCTCGGCGGAAGGCGCAAGGGCAGGGTGAAGGACATGGAAGAGTCCACCATCAAGAAAGAGGTCGGCGACTGCGCGGAATGCGGTGGCACCGGGAAAATGAAAGATGGTGCCATGTGCGGCGGGTGCAAAGGCGCCGGCAAGATGATGGGGAAGGACGCGGAGGCAGCGCTTACCGCCGAGGAATCCCGTCTCGGCGAGGTTGTTACCCCGGCGAGGTCTTCCGAGAAGCAGGCCCCGATCATCAAGGCCGATGACGATCCGCCGGTTGTTGAGGCTACCATTCCGGGCGTCACCGACGAGCCCGACCCCTCCATGCCCGCGTCCACGTCCGCAGTCGCTGGCTCGACGCCGTTGCAGTCCCCTTCGCCGTCTCCGGAGGGTGTGCCTGCCACGCCCGTGGCCGCAGCTCAGGGCGGGATTCAGGCGTGGGTCGGAGAACTGGCCGCTCTCATGAAGAAGCTGGAAACCATTCCTGAGTTCCAGCAGATGAAGCAGGCGGCGGTGGCCCCCGCAGCGGCCGCGCCAGCGACTCCCGCTGCAGCCGCGCCGGAAGACGCCGGGAAGCCCCAGGCTTCCAGCGAGAAGCCTGCTGGTGGAGCCGAGACACCTGCGCCGGCGAAGGCCAGCCCGGACACCAAGAGCGCTGAGAAGGCAGTTCCCCCGGCCTCAGGGCCGAAAGGCGCGCCCGAGCCTTCTGACGGCCCCCCGGGTGACAAGCCCCCCGCCGCCGACACGGCAGCCCCGGAGGTGAAAAATCCTCCGATGGGCGTGGACCCCGATCCGAAGATGGAGCAGCATGAGCATGGCATGATCGCCACCCATGACTCCGTTCCCGATGTCTCTGATTCGGCGTCGTCGTTGACGGCGCTTATCTCGTCGAGCGGCAAGGTATCCGATGCGGAGCCCGAAGGACTCGACGGCTTGGTCAATTCCATCCACACCAAAGGGAGGAGAAGGTAAGTCATGCAGACCAACCTGTCTCTGGCCGTCGAGTTTTTCGGCTCGGTGGCCATCAACGGTGTCCCCTCCGTCATGGAAGGCAGCACGAGGCTGCTGAACACGAAGGGTGGCATCATCTCCGCTGGTAGCCCGAACGTGAACGGGTCGGCCATCTTCGGCCGCATCATGTCCGTTCTGGCGAGCGGAACGGGCGCGGACGACTCCGCGTTCATCGTCGGGTACCCGAGCGGATCGGGATACGTGATCGTCGGGCCGCTGCTGAACGAGCAGGGCGTGCGCGAGAACGATCCCGCGAAACCCAACTACCTGTTCAACGAGCAGCCGGCAACTGTCGTCTCGCGCGGCAGGCTGTTGTACACCACGTACGGTTCGTCCGTGGCGGGCGCCATCGCGCCGATCATGGGCTGCCGCGTGTGCTTCAACAATACCACGGGGGAAATCAACTTCCTCCCGGCAGGTACCACGGTGCCCGCAGGCTACACGCAGCTGCAGGCGGCGGTCGTCAATGTCTACACGTTCACGAACCAGATCGACATTGACTTCTTCATCCCGCAGGCGAGCTGAGGAAAGGGGAAAAGACATGAGAATCACTTGCGATCCCAACCTCGCTACCCCGATGGAGGCCGTCACCCGGTTCGTCGAGAAGAACGTCGGCCTCGATCGCGCGCTGCGCGACACGGAAGTCACGATGGGGATGGCTTCCGACCCGAAGTACCAGACCCCGGCCAGCGCGATGCGATCCCCCGCGTACGTCGGCGACGCCAAGTACGTCGCAGACTCCCGTCACATCCTTGCCTCGGAAGAGGTCAAGCAGCTCTATAAGAAGAACCCGGGCAAGGTCGACACCCGGTTCATCTTCGACAGGGGGATGCAGAAGTACCGCCTGATGGCGAGCAAGGCGAAGTACGTCGCGGACGGCCTCGCCGAAGACGCCGCGCCTGACTTCCTCGGGGCGCAGGCCCTCTCGCCGTGGAATGTCGGCTGGTTCCAGCAGATTTTCAAGGCCCCGCTGCTCTACTCCCACGCCCTCGATCTCGTGAAGGTCGAGAGCGGGACGGAGCCGTGGTGCGAGGTGATGAACCTCAATCTCGCGGACTACGTCGGCTTCGCCACGCTGGAAGACACGGGTGCCGTATCCAGCAACGCACTGGCGAACGTCAACGTGCAGGCCGGCCTCATGGTCAGCCCGGTCATCAATATCGCGTCCAGCTACGACATCTCCATCGAGGAGCTGAAACGGGCGGAGCAGAGCGGTTCGCCGTTCGGCCAGCAGTTGATCACCGTGAAGCAGAAGTACGCGGATTACGTTCTGCACATGCTGACCAGCTACCTGATCTACTTCGGAAACACCGCGACGGAAACGCTCGGGCTGCTGCAGGTTCCGACGTCGATCACCTCGTACTCGGGGTCCTCGATGAACGCGATCTTCCTGAACACCGCCGACGCGCAGAAGGGTTCCGATATGCTGTCCGCCCTGCAGAGCATCATCGTCCCCTTCCTCGACTCCTTGTACAACAAGGCCGAGACGCTGGTACTGGTCATGAGCCCGCAGTGCTACAACAGGCTCACCGCGCCGTACAGCGCCGTGTACAATCCGACGGCCGCCCTCAAGGCGATGATCGAGAACTTTATCGCCGGCAAGAAAGAGGACGGATCGGTGCCGGATGTGGAGATCGTGATCGAGCCCTTGCTCGCACCCTCCACGGTGTTCAACGCCAACACCTACGACTACCTGCTCCTGCTGGCACCGGAAGTCAAGACCGGCCCCGGTGGAGAGAAGCAGCCCATGCTGATGTTCGGAGCCCCGCTGATGGAGTTCGTCTACCCGACGATTCCCGGCAGCTTCGATACGCAGTACAGGTTCCTGCGCAGGATCGCGGGCGTGTTCGCCCCCGTGCGCGGCGCGGTGGCGGCGTACAGCGGATTCGGGATCAAGTCGGCGACGACATGATCTTCGCGGCTGGCAACATGGTGCGGCTTGCTACCGGCAGTGGCTTGATGAAAGTCACTGCCGTCTCCTTGAACAGTAACGGGACGCAGAACGTCACCTGCGCTGACGGGTCAGGCAAGTCGTGCGTGTTGGGCAGTGGTCGGCTCAACCTCGAGCCGGTGCGGGGTATGGGCCCGGTGCTGGTCAGTCCCTGCAGTTATGTCCATTACTTAGGCTGAACAAAACAAGAGGATGGCCGTGGCGGGCCCACGGCCTCTTCTGGTAAGGAGAAACCAGATGAACGTGATTATCAGCGAAGCACTTCTTGAAATGAGACTGCCTGCACTCAGGCTCTCGACTGGCGAGGTTCTCCCGGAGGTTGTCCTTCCGAGGGGCCGGTACGCGCAGATCGAGATCGACAGGGACCACAAGCGACCCGCGATGGAGCTGACAGATGCGCAGAAGCGGCGCGTGGAAGCGGATGAGGTCGTCATGTCGATGTTTCATCCGCACGGCACCCGGAAGCCAGCTTATCACTGGGCGACTGAAATGCCGGCGCGTTGGCGCAACCGTGGAGACAGGATCAACCAGCTGGAACAGGAAGTTGCCATGCTGCGCAACGAACTCCGCAAGGCCGGGCTGACTGCGCCCGCTGCGCCCGCTCCTGTGGCGCCTGTTCCGAAAGCTGACGAAGGTCTGCTCGACCCGTTGGCGTTCGACGCCTCCATCGAGGACGTGGTCAAGGGCAGGGTTGAAATAACGGTATGACCGCTGCCACGTTCCCTTTCAAGGCGAACTTCCCCTCTCTCGTCGGCACCGACAATAAGGCACCGCTTATCGACGCGGCCTGCACTGCGGTAGAGACGGAGTGGAGCGGGATATTCGAGCTGTACCAGACCGTTGCGAACGGCGCTGCGAAACAGCAGCTCCTCGAGGGCTACCTTGTCGGGTGGTGGTTGGCGGATATGTACCCTTCGAAGGTGGTAGGAATCTCCGGTGACGGCGGGATGCCACTGACCGGGAAGAGCATCGGCGGGGTGTCAATCTCCCGGAAAGACTTGGAGGCGCAGCCGTCGCTCAAGCAGTTGGAGAGCAACGCATTCGGCGTGAAGGCCCTCTCGATGATTATGAGCGCGCCCGAGCGGTTACTGCTCCACGGCCAGACGACATCGCTCAGCGTCGGCCGGGGGTGGCGGTGGTAGATGGTCAACATCAAGATCGGCGGAAAAGCAGACGTCCAGAAGCTCCACAGACTCGTCCAGCAGGACGAGATTCTTGTTGGATACCCTGATGGGGTCATGCACCCGACGTTCGTCGGGCACCCTACCACCAAGGGCGGTAAGCAGAGCAAGAAAAAGGCGTACTCGGCTCTCCTCAGCACCGAGCAAAATAGTGACCTTGCACGGAAGCTGCACTTCGGTACGGCCAAGATTCCCGCGCGGCCCTTTCTCTATCAGGCCATTTTCTCGGTTCGCAACGAGCTGCGGAAGCTGGTGCGCGAGACATACGCGAAGAGGATCAAGGAGAACCGAGAGCCGTCAGGCCAGTTCTCCCCGGCGGGGATTGGTGCGTTCCTTGTGGGCGCTGTCCAGAGGTTCGTGCGGAGCGACTTCTACAAGAACAGCGTGCCCAACGCGCCCATGACGATCAG